TGATTCAAGAGATCTGTCTTGAAGATTTGCTTGGCCGGACAGATTTCCAACATTGGATAGAAATGAGACCAATGGGTGGAACTGACTATTCATTTGCATGATGCATGAATTAAACTCACAATATAAATTCTTGAGCAATCCCCAGAAGAAGTTAGATTTGGCTGAGTTGAATTGAAGACCCCATTCTTTACAGAAGTCTTCAATGAAAGACTCAACCGCATCTTGCTCGTCTTCTGACAAAGGACGAGAGAATGAGATCAATATGACTTGATCGTCAGAAGAGACTCCAGAATCATAGTCAGTTATGAACGGGAATTTTTCTTTTAATTCCAACATTAGAGCAATATCCATTAATGCATGTAATAGAGAGCTTGACACTTGTAGGGTGCCTTGTCCCATTCCTCTATGGCATAAGATCTTAAATGCTCCACCTAGAGTCTTTATTATATTTCTTTTCGCAAATCTCCATGCATCAGAATCCTCGACGAATCTACCCTCATAAATCGCTTGTCCTAATTCTTCGAAAATCTTTAAAGTCTCTGACCCTTCTACATTAATGACACTAGCTATTAAATACAAGAGGTCTTGGAATTCAGTTCCGTATAATAGAGATTTAAATGTTAAGAAGAATTGATGAGTAGTAAGTCCTTCAGCCCAAGAACTCATGTCTATATTAGCAGACATGCAGTAGTCCTCTGCATGGTTTTCCATGAATTTCTTCATCATGTCTGCTTTATCCTTCCAATGTATAATTTTCTCTGAAGGGACATGCTTGGAGATGGCTCTAGCTAATTCTTCTAACCAATCCAAACATATCCTGGAAATAATGGTCATAATTGTAATGAGCCTGGCACTAGCAGGCTGGTCTTTTTTGAAAATATCACAATCCATGACCTCTTTTGCCATCTCTCTCACTTTATTCATATCTCCTATTGGGTATAATCCTAGTTTCTCCAGATATTTTATGCATTCGATGTAAGTCTTGGATCTGGCTTCATACTCATCTGGACTTTGATTTGAGGATTTATTTGTTGCATACTCGGATAGTTGCTTAGATGAAGCTCTACTTTGAAAGTCTTGTAAAGCATCTTGGAGCCAATTTTGAGCACCAAGATAATTCCAAGCTTTCTTCATTCCTGCCCACACAACAGCTCTAGAAAATAACTCTTCATGAGACCTGACTCCTCTCCACTGTTCTAATATCATAAATTCTACTTCAGCATTCATTTTCATTGTCTTCTTTAGCACTCCCCATTGAGAGAGTACTGGATCTGAATGAGATGGATTGTGGTAGAAATATAGATATGCAACGGATAAGGCTTCGTGGAGACTCTCAAGTGGAATCTTTAGAATAGGACAAGTATAGTGATAGAGTTTGCCTTCTCTTAAGAATGGTTTCTCTACCATATTCTCTGTCCAAAAGGCTACCCTTTGAGGAATTAGCCTTTGAACCACAGTCCAATGAGGCTCGCTTATCTTGTCGAGTGTCTTTTTTAAACCCCTCGGTTTTGGAGAAATGACTTTTGGTATATAGTATCTTAATTGCTGGAGAGCATCAGCTTCTCCTTGTTTGCAATTATGGGATATTATAGAAGCAAAACATAATAGTCTCTCTCTAAAAACATTGTTTGAACTGATACTGGTGCATCCTTTATAGAGAGCTAATAACCTCAGGTCATTTCCTGCAACAAATTGAG